GATCTCCCTGGCGGTTGCCGCCGCCGGTTGGGTGGGTGTTGGTTCACCCGGAGATTACGCCGCCAGACAATTTCTACCACTTCCGAGACACGACCAGGCGGAAAGGTCGTCACGCCTCTTGGCTTGTTTCCACATGATTGCGGTGCAGATCTGAAACCACCGCGATCAACCTGTTGATCGGCTCGGCCAGCCGCTTCGGCAATACACGGTGCTGGGTATGGGTTTTCAGATCGGCAATCCAGCGGTGTGCCACCCACACGTCCTCCTCGGGGTGGTTGTTGTCCGCGCCGTTGCAATACTTGTAGCCAACGAGCGCATCCGTGTGCGACAGCAGGATGCGGGCCATCGTCATGTGGAAGCGATGGGCCTGGAGGTCCGCCGGGCTTCTGGGGCGCGGTAGGGTCAGCCGAAGGCATCGCTGGGCGTTGAACTCACTCCAGTCAGGGCCAACGACCTGCCCCGCGCGTTCAAGCATCTTGCGCGACTGCTCGTTCTTGCCGTTGACCAGCGCAACGGCGACCTTACCCTTCGAGTACTCCAGCTTTTCGGCGAGCAGGTTCATCCAGCGCACCAACCTGTTCAGGGTCCGATCGTCGGCGAACACAAGGAACTGATGGCGTTGCTCGTCATCCAGAAACGCCGGCAATTGCGCGTAGAGGGGGTACAACAGATCGTGAAGATAGATGTAGGTCTGCCGGCGTCCTTGCTCGTGGCTCCGCGTGGTTGCGGTTAATACCCGCTGTGCCCACTCGGGCGTAAGTTCGTCCAGCATCATTTCGGTGATGTCGATGGAAATCAGCGGAAATCCGAGCGACTTCCCGATTAGTGCCTTGCGCCCGTCGAAGGCGTGGCCGAGTTCGATTTCAACGCCACCCAGTACCATCGGCTCGGCTTGAACCGGTGGCCCAAGCACGGCAACGTCGAGCCGGAATTTACTGCCGAATGGCGTTTCCAGAGGATGCTCGGTTGCCACTTGGTCGGCACCGAGCAACAAGTTGCCTTCCAACGGATAGTCCGACGCATCCGCATCCTTGAACGCCCAGGGCATCGCAAGCCCGGCACTCAAGCGCCGGGAGAGCTCGGCCGCGACAAGTTCTTTTGCCCGCCGGTGTTCGGGACTTTCCTGGACAGCACGCCACCGACTGGCTTCTTCATCGTCAAAGTGCGCTTTGGGATTAAAGGCGTGCTGGGTCGGAAGCACACGGAAATGGGATCGCCGGCGCAGTTTCCCACTTTCAAAGGAAGGGCTAACCCATGTCACCATCTGCCGCGATGCGCCGGGAGACACTAGAGGCCAAAGCTTGCGCGCATGCTCCCGGCTGCGAACGTCGCGCGCGGCGATCGTGGTCTGGAAAATTCCTTTTCGAGAGAAGACAACGATCGCCTCGTCCATTCCTGTCTTGCCCCTATGGCGATACGGCAGCGAATTTCGTGGTGCCATCCAGCTTGCGGTGAATCAGCGATACCAGCGTCAGGATGTCCAGCGCGTCCTGTTCGGACATGGGCCAATTCGTCTTGGGTGCATGGGCCAGCGGATTGCGCACAGCACCAAACAGGCCGATCAGCAGGTTGGCAAAGCCTTTCTGCTCGCTTTTTTCTGACTCGGTGGCAAGTGGTCCCAAAGCGAGAACAGGCTGCTGGCCCGCGAATGCCTTGTTCACCAGATCCGCGCCATCGCTGTTCAGGCCTGATAGCAGGCGAATCCGTTCTGCAACACCTTTCGTTGCCTCGAACACGGCATGGAAGTAGTTTTCGTCCAGCAACTCGGCGCGGCAGTAGTTCAGCACTTCCGCATGAACGACGCGGCTTTCCAGTACGGCCTTGAGTCGTCCTGCACGGGCGCGCGCGGCATCGAGCGTCGTGGCCTTGTCGGCATGCCCGACCTTGCCGTCTTCGCGCACGTAGAAACCGGAGAAGGCCAGAACGACATTGAGTTCATTGCGCCGCCAGGAAAACGTCGCAGGGTCGCGGGCGTAGTTCACCGGATTCATCACGCGATTGATGAACATGATGAGATGGTTCCCGATCTGGTGCCGGTTCTGCGCGCCAGCCAGCGCATTGAACAACCGCTTCCATTTGGTGATGCCGGGCGATGTGTCAGTAACCTCGATTTCTTGCAGCAAGCGCTCGATCTGCGTTCCACTCAGGCCCCGCTCGGTATCTGCAAGCACACGGCAAGCGGCTTCAAGATGTTGCGAGCTGAAAGGGTCGATGCGCGTGGCCAAACCTGTCTCCCTCGGTGGGCATCAAATGATGGCCTGCAAGCCCTTGTCGGCAATGATGTTCAGCAGTTTGAGTGCCGGGCCAGTGGGATGGGTTTCGCCTTGCTCCCACTTGCGCACGGTCGATGCCGACGTATGCAGATGGAGCGCAAACACCGGCTGGCTGAACTTCAAGCCTTCGCGCAAGCGCTTGATGTCGGCAGCGCCGAACTCCCGCACCGGAGGCGGACAAATCGCGTCGAACTCGCGCATCGTCACTTTACTGATCGCGCCCGCTTCATGGAGCGCAGCCAGGTCGCCACGCAGCGATTCAATGATCTTGCTCACAATGCACCTCCACTAAAACACCCGACTGCAACGCCTTCGACAAGGCTTCGGCAGGCAGTTCCAAGAACACCTTGCCGGCGAATTGCAGCGCCTTCTTTTCGTCCTGCGTGATATTCGCCTTGTCGTTCTTCGGGAAACCATGCAAGAACACATAGCGGCTGCCAATCTTGGCCGAAAGCAACGTGCGATAGCCGCTGCTCTTGCCACCACCAAGGCGGGCCACCCGCTTCTTGTAGAGGAAGCCGCCCAAGTCCGCGTCGATCAGACCGCTTTCCATCTCCTGAACCGCCTTGCACAAGACAGCATCGGGCAGCTTCTCGCCCGACTGCCACCGAGCAAAGTCCTTGCGCTTAAGGATGGGCGTCATATCGACCTCCAAACTATACCCGTAACGGGTACACATTTCAAGTTGGCACAGTGAGGCCGCCCCGGAAGGGGCGGCACACCCGATTGTCGTGACAGCGACACGACAATCGGGGTTGGCAAGGCGGGAGCATGCTTGCCAGTCACGCTGTTGCCTCCGCAGCGCGGGATACGCCTGTGATCGTTTTGCGCCGATTTGCCACCAATTCAGCCGCGTCGCGCACCGGCTTGTCCTCTGTGTGGACGTAGCGCATGAACATCGCCACGGTCTTGTGCGCCGTCAGCGCCATGCCGACCTTGACCGGGATACCCGAGTTGGCAATGTCGGTCGCCGAGCGATGGCGGATGCCGTGCGTACCCACATGCGTCACACCAGCGGCTTTCAGAGTGCGAGTCCACCCGCTGTAATACTCGCCATCGGTCAGATGCCGATCGGGATGACGCGGAGACGGCAGTACATGGGGCGTCTTAGCATTGCGGGCCGCCGCTGAGAGAAGCCGGTAGGCTTCTTCGCTCATTGGCTTGGACATGCCTCCCGTCTTGCTGTCGGGCCACACCACCCGACGGTGTTCCAGATCAATCCAATCCCATTGAAGTTCAATGATTTCGGAGCGACGAGCGGCAAACTCGAATTGCAGGCGGATGGCCAGCGGGATCACCGCATGCTCCAGCCCTTCTGCCTCCAACTGATCAAGGTAGCGGAACAACTTGCCCATTTCTTCGTCGCTAATGAGATGAGTGGCCTTGCCGTTCGGGTACATGGGCACATGGCGGCATGGGTTGGTGCCGTCGGGGCGATACCCCCACACTTCGGCCAAGTTGAACATCTTGCGCATCACGCTGAACGTGCGGTTCGCATCGGCGGGCTTGTGCGCCATCTTCTTCATCATTGAAGCGACATCGGGCCGCTTCAGATCCTGCACCTTCAAGCGGCCAAGCATCGGAATGATGTTGCGATCAATGACGCTCTGGTAGCCTTCCTGGGTGCTCGGCTTGTTGCGCTGGCTGGAGTAGTCCTCCATGAACTTGATGCATAGCTCCTTGACCGTGGGTGCCTGACGCGCTGCAGCCTTCTCTGCGGCAGGATCGCCACCCCGGCGCACTTGTGCCAGCCACTCCTGGGCTAGCGACCGGGCTTGTTCGACGGTCAGCTCTCCATACAGTCCCAAGGCAGGTTTGCGCCGCTCTCCAGCGTTTGTCCGGTACTGGAGCATGAACACCTTGCGGCCTGCCGGGGTGATCTTGCACAGGAAGCCAGGAACCAGGGTATCGCGCAGTTCGATGGGCTGCGCCTGGGCTTGTGCCGCATCGACTGCGGACTTGGTGAGTTTGATTTTCGCCATGATGACTCCTCGGAAGACCCGATTTCCAGGAGCCTGTTGGGAGCCAAGCGGGTGGAAGCCGGGTCAAGTTTCAGAAAGCACCGGCATATGATGAACTCGCCTAAGTTATTGATAAACCTGCTGTATCTGGCTGCGGCGTAGTCCAGAGAAGGTCGGTGCTGGAGTCATGGTGAAATAAAAAAACCGCCTTGCGGCGGCCGGTGTGTCAGTTGTTGGGTGAGTGGCTACAGCTGCGCTGCCGCCGTGAAAAACGCGTCAACCTGCTCAGCGGTGAATCCGAGCGCTTCAAAGTGTGGCGCGCCGCGATCTTTGGGACTGGTTGACACGACCTTCGGGACGGAATCTTTTACATCAGGCGCCAGAGCGACACGGCTGGCGTGCATTTACGCACTCACATCAACCCATGAAAGTAGGCGGCAGATCGGGCTTTCTTCAGGTTCTTGTCAACATACTCGCGCAATACAGATACGGCAACGCTGAACGCCAGCGTGTCATGCACAAAGTAGCGGAAATCGCGGCCATCTCTGATGACCACAATCTGGTACTCATAAAGTGTGCCGGACGCCTTCTCGCTACTCATATCCTTGCCGCCGACAAACTCGAATGGCTCGGCGAAGTGGATGTCATAGACATGCTCTCCGAATAGCACGAACAACCTGTAGGCACCTTCCTGCGCCACTTGTGCAGGCTGTAGCCGGGTGTTGCCCGTGGGCTTCAGCAGCATGCAGCCCCCTCCGTCAAAAGCCAGTTCCACGGAAGACGATGCCCTCACATCACGGATCGACATATCCGATCGGATAACGACCTCTTTCGAGAAAATCTGCTGGAGCAGCAAATATGAAATGAGGGTGCAACCGAAAGCGATGGCAATTGAAAATGGCCACGGCAAACTTGAGGCGAACTGGATAAACCCCAAAATATAGTCGCTGGCCATTTGGCTATCCCCCGCGACAGCAAAGATGCCGACACTTTTTGCGAATAATTGAACCCATCCGATCACAGTGATCGCAACGACCAGTAGCGCCTTGGGCATTTTGCGGAATACAGACTTCATAATCACTCCTTTGAACGGAGAGATCATGAAGACTCAACTTTTAACGACTGTGAAGGCCCGTTAAAACTGGCGCGATATCAGCCCGCCACAGGCAGGCCCAATCCGACCTCTGCGCGGCGCTCTGCTGTCAGGATGCCGGCGGACACGAGCATGTCGAGCCCCTCCTGCACTTGTGGCAGTGCCAGATTGACCTCCGACAGGCGGGAATCGTCCACGATCAGCCACCAGTCGTCGATCAGATAGGCGAGTGTGCGCCGGGCCTCGTCATCGCCGGTGTACTCACGAGCCGTGCGGATCGCGAGCCGCTCGGACGGCGTCAGCAACATCTTGAACTCGACTGGCGACATCTGCAGCTTGTACTGCTGGACGGGCTCGGGGGCCGGCTCGGGCTCTGCCGGCACGTCGGCCGAGGCGGGAGCCTGCCAGACATCGCCGTCGAGCACCCAGCCCGCGCGGACCTCATCCGGAACGGCCACGAACTCGGCCGCCAACACGGGATGAAACCGCGCGATCGGATCGGCCGATACGTCTACGGCAATGCCGTTAATAATGCGCGCATAATTGCTCATGTCGATTACCACTCCACCACAACCAGACCGTCGCCGCCCGCCAACCAGGTGCCGTTCTTCGCGCCGGCTCCGACAGTGACGGTAACGACCTCGCCGGCAACGAGATCGATGACGTCATGCGCCCAGCCGCCGCCGTGACCACCTCTTGCGCGCTGACCGCCACCACCGCCGCCACAGGAGCCGCCGCGCGCATTGTAGGACGATGCGCCCGAGCCGCCGCCACCGCCAAGCACGCCGCCGTCGCCACCCGTGATGGCGGCACTGGCGTTGCCTGCCCAGCCGGCAGGCGGCGAGGCGTAATGCCCCCCGCCGCCGCCGCCACCTGGGCCGCCATTGATGTCGAGCTCCAACTGTCCGGCTGGTTGTACGGGCATATATGTCTGACCGCCCCGACCATCGAGGATGTCGGTCGGGAATCGCGGCGCCCGCAGACCGCCCACGCCACTGCCGGGGGATCCTCCCGATGCTGCGGACGCTGCGCCGGCACCGCTGCCGCCATGCCCTAACGTCCCGGTGACGGCATCGCCGCCGCGCCCCCCAACGCCGCCGCCGCCACCACCTTGGCCGTTTTCACCGGCGGCAACGCCGTTGCCGCCGTTGCCGCCGTTGCCCAGGAAACTGCCACCCGCACCGCCGCCGCCGCCAAATCCATTAGTCCCCGAGCCGCCACCGTTGCCGCCCAGTCCGCCCGTCGCCTGAAATGCACCGCCTATGCCGGTGCCAGGGGCGCCTGTCGTCGCGCCTGTAGCGGAGAGGTAAGACCCGAACGAGCTGGACCCTCCCGGCAGCGACGCAGACCCTCCCGCGCCACCGACCCGGATGCGATATTTGCCAGTAATGGGAGCGGTGAAGCCGAACGTGCCGTCGCGATCGTAAACCACATACAAGCCATTCCCGAAAATGCCGAGTGACTGACGCGCATCGTCAGCACCGCTGCTGGCGTCATCGCCGTCATAATAGCGATGCATGTTACTCCTCCCGTCCAATAAGATTGACCGCCAGTCCGTCGCCGGACGCCCGCACGAACACCCGCCAGCCCTCACCCAGCGGTACAGGGTGACGGGACAATACGTTTTTGCCGCTCCCGGCAGCTGGAACCGGCGTGAGATACTCAAGCCATGACGCGTCCGTGGGCTCACCGCCGGTGGTGATTGCGATTGAGACCGGGATCGCGCCGGCGCTGCGGTTGCAGACCGTCAGCAGATAAGTGCCACCACCGGCTATCCCGCCAGCAGTAATATCGGTTGTCACGCCCGCAAGAAGGGCGGACTGATATAAGAGGATGGCCATGTGATCCTCCCTCACAGGCTGCCGTAGAACAGCAGCGCCGGTACCGGGAATGCGATGGCCATCTTTTTGGCCAACCCGTCAACATCACCATCGTCGGCAACATCGAGCCCGGTTCGGTCCACGACGCACTTGGAAAGTGCAGCAGAGACAAAAGACGACTGCCGCCAAACCTTGTTTAACTGTCTGGATTGCGCCACGCCGGACGTAAACCCCAGATCTCTGCCGCCCATCGATGCGTAGTCTGATTGAGGCATGACGTTCGCCCCGGAAGCTGTGGCGAATGGAAGTATTTCATTGATCGGCATTTTCCCTCCAACAAAAAAGCCCCGCAAAAGCGAGGCAATGAGCTGACAAAAATCTGTAGAGCACCTAAGCGGCCACGCCCCATGACGATCTGTCGAAGCCTGAAATATACTCGTTATCAACGTCGAACCCGAACATCGGGGTGCTGTCGACTGACACGACGAGGTATGTCGCCCGAACGCCAGACGGCTTTAAGGGTATGTATCCGCCGGTCAAAAGAGACATGAATATCTCGCTTGGGATCTTCCCCGATATGCCGAATATCATCGACATATCGAAACCGTCTTGGGCGAAGGCGTGAGTAGCGCCTGAAAAAACGATGTCGAGCACTGCCTTCGCTCCAACGGGCGTGCCGTCCCACTGGTTCGCCGCGATCTTGGCTCGCAACAGCAGGCGATAATCCTCATCCGCGAGCTCATCGACCCGTCCTGATCGCGACATGAAAACCTGACGTGCCCGGCCCACCCATTCGCCAACCTGATCGAGTTGAACGCCCGCAGCGCTGTCCAGATCAAAAATCTCAGGAAGGCCCTCGATTGCAGATCGGCCCTGCTCTATGGGGGAGAGCAAAGCGCCTAGTGTCGCCACAAAGCGCGGCTTGTCGCGGTTATATGGAGGCAGGCGACCGATATATTCCGACAGCATTTCCGCCCTCCTTGATTGACGCTGATCCATCAACGCGCAAGATCAACTTTGACGTCATCTGGCGAGCAGATTGCAGCCTCATCAAACGCTATGTTGATATCACTATCAGCATAATCACGGCCATCCCGCGCGATGACGATTGTTTTTATTTCAAACGTCTCATCATTTACGCTCTCATCTAACCCGGCCAATGCATATAGCCTGGAATTAGATACCTTGCTGCCGATATTTAGAGCTGTAATATAGCTTGATATTGCCCGTTTAATGCTGGATTCTGCGATAGACCTGTAACCCGTAAGAGGCTTTATTTCGACGCGCGCCGATATTCGAACTTCGGCGCATCTTGATAATTCCACGACATGAGGTATGCCATAAACGTCATTTGCCGTTAATTTAATCGCCCCGTAAGTTCCCGCCCCAGGCGTCTTTTTCAGCATGACCGCGTCCGCCACGGCCTGTAGATCGCCACCCTCGACCACCACTGCAATTGAGTGAGGAGGGATTCCTTTCGCGTCGATGATAGACGTGTCGTTTTCATAAACCTTGTAACGCGTTACCCCATCGACCGCGGCCACAGCTCCAACGATCCCATCGATAACCGTCTGAGATGGCAGCATCGTCGATACGGCCTGGCGCCGGCGCAACCCAGCGTCAGATTCGACCGGAGCGCCCTCAGATGCTGGCCCCGGGTTGCTAACGGATTGCCACCCCAGCGTCGGTGTGCGTATGCCAGTGATTGACCCGCTTGCCGCGCGAACGGCTCCCAACACTGCGGCAGTTGCGGTAACTGCGACTTCCCCAGACGGCGGTATGACCACTGTTGGTGGAAGGTTCCACTGGATATCGTTGATATCGGCAACTACCCCGCCGGAAATCACCGTTCCCGGGCGACCGACAACCCTGAGATCAACAGACGACGACGACGGTGTGGCGCGAGCGATGCCATTAATCTTAACTACGCGAGACAGCCCCTCCCCCTGCGCTGAAGCCGGGGAAAATGCGTTATAAACAGCCACGGCCATACTGTTGGCATCGTTGATCGCGGTGGCGAAAAGCCCAAGAAGCTGCCCGTCCTGGCTGTCATTCTCCAGGTAGACATCTGCTCCGTAAATGCTCCGATATGCCCCCTTCAGGTAATCAAGCACGACCTCAAAATCAGGCTTGTGGATGCCGTGTTCATCCACCGTGCAAGTGATGCTCATCAGACCGGCCCCCTCACAGTTATTTGCCCATAGGCCGTACTGACGGTCGCTGAAACCTCAAAACGCCGCGTGTCGACGTTGACGCTGCTGGAATACGCGTCGAGGCTCTTAACGCCCTGCGTTTTCAGGATACGGCTTCTCAGCATCGGATCGCGCGTGAAGCCCGTGTATTTTCCGAGCACTCTTGTTTTCCACGGCGTTCCGTCCTTCAGGTCCAGAAACCATTCCCCAAGACCGAGTTTGAGACGGGTTGTTATCGCCTGCGCGGGCGCGTCGGGAACATCGTGATAAAAGGAGTCGCCTCCATTCCCGAACACCATATCGCCATTGGCGTCCAACTTGCGATATCGCATAACTACCTCACGGGCTTATCCGTATTGGCTGGCCCCGACATGACGCCGCCGTGAACATGATTGAGCAGGCTAACACCCCGGGCGATAACATCACCATCGACGATGAAATCACCCTTCAGCGCCACAGTCCCATCTCCGCTATTGATCGTGACGCCCCGCGTGGCCGATATCGATACCGCCTGCTTTGTCGATACCGATACTGCCTGATCGGTATCGACGCTAACGCCTCCGTAGGCGCTCAAGGAGATGGACGTTTTACCGTCGTTTGTGCGCAGCTGCGTTACGTCCCCGCTGACATTCTCAGGCAAGCCAGCTTGTGAGCGGATGCCGACATGGGCAACAGCATCGCTCAGATCAAGCGTCCGGGCGTCGATCTGCTCCTGCTCTCCACCGGACTGATGCCAAGCATCCGTCGATCGGGAGGCGAAGTTCAACACTACGGGGTCGCCTTCTTTCACCGGAAATGTCAAAATCGACCCGCCGCCGCCAGGGAATGACACAGGGATGCCGGGGATGATCGGCATTGACACCTTCTCGAAAGTCCCATCGGGCTTACGCACCACGCTTTTCATCGCGGGCTGCACATCAACCGTCAGGCTATCCTTGTTGTACCTGACCACAGTGCCAATCATGCTGGTTTGGATCGTCTGCCGGAATGCATCCAGCATGACCCGGAAAGCCTCCTCCGGATCATTCCACATCTCTTTAAGGTGCATTCGTCAATCCATTGGTTAATGGGCCAAACACAGCGCTGTCATTCGGGTTCAACGATTGCAACGTCAGATCGCAATACCATTGAGGCCCACGAGTATCGCCGATCATGGACATGTACAGAACTTTATACATGCCATCTGCGGCAATCCCCGGTAGGAAATATCGGTCAACGTCTTGGTTTATGTCGATACTCGACATCATAGCCTTGGAAACGCTGGACTGATCTATCTGGACTTGCCCGGAGACCTGTATGTCAGGATTTAAGAGGCAGCGCGCCTGAATGCCGCCCATTGTCTGCTCAGGCATTCCTATCAAGCCGGTTTCCGAATTGAGGACATAGGCACTTCCGGGAAGCGCTCTTTTTTCCTCAACTATCTGCAACTTTTCGTTTTGTATGGTCCACAGCGTGTTTGTGCTGCGGCATAACGTTCGCAAATAATCGCGGGCCATTCCAAACATCACGCGCGCACGCGGGAATACTGTCTGCCCTAGATCCGCGATGTGACCGACGTCAACGCCGTGCTCAGCAAGCGATTGCGTGATCACGTTGAGGGCATCGCGATTGGTGTGCCCCGCTTCCAGCGTTTTGTTGACAACGGCATAGTTATAGGCGCGATCGCCGTCAGCAGCGATGACATCAAGATACGTGTCAACCGGGGTTTCGCGTCCCTTGCGCCACTCTTTCACGTTGCCGGTGAAAATAACCCCTGATGCCCCGCCGCCTTGATAGCCGGCAGTAAGCACAATGCGCGAGAACTCCTTCTGAATTAAATTCGCGGTTTGATCTGATAGGTTGCTGATCCTGATGACGGCATATCCAGGAGTTTGGTGAGGGAACTTATGAACCTCGAATCGTATCCGCAAATCGGATAATTCAATGCCATCCCCGCCTGCATCAGAAACGACCAGAGAGCATTTGCGCAGCCACTGTTAAGCCATCGGCCACCTTGAAATATAGCTTGCTCGCCGATCCCAAATTTTGAAATGTCGGGACAGCGTCCATGTCCGCATCTGATGCAACGATCAGGCCGCCGCCAATGCCCAGATGCCGGTACGGCGCCAGCAGATCAGCCCCAGTGACAAGCGGGATACCGCGGACCAACGGCGTCCCAACGTTCGACTTGTTATCCAGTATATCCAGCAGCCACCCGCCCTCGGGGGCGTCCGCATAGGTCAGCCGGAACCGATACTCGACCCCCGACAGCGATACGATAAACGTTTGCGGGGCCGCGATGAGAGGTATCTCGAAAACCGGCATCGAACACCTCAAAAATCGTAGACTGGATTGCTTATCGGTTTCGGCTGGATCAAGCCGCGCTGCGTCACGCCAAGCATTTTTTGCGGCTGGGCATAATAGTCTGCGCTTTTCGATGCAGTAGTCTGCGTGCTCACGATCAGGACGCGCCGACAGCGCGCAATAACCATCAGCGCATACTCGCTCGAAGCGTCTGTGGTAACGATCAGTGACGATAGCAGCATGTCATCGTACTGCCGCTTTCCGGTCGACACGCTGAAAGGCTGCCGGCTTTCCTGAAGCGCCAGAAGCTCTTCATAAACCTCGTCTACGTATCCCTCATACCCCGCAACGCTATTGCTCCATCCGCAACGCAGCTCTACTTCTTCCGGGCGCTTGAACGCATGATCCGAGATCGCTGCCCCCTTCTCGACCGGGTGATCCGTGACGATTAGATCGTCGCGATGGATCTCCTCAATCACAACATTGGGGATTATCGTGCCGATTGAGCGCCCGGACGAGATCAGAACAGACTGTACGGCGTCAAGGATCATTCCGGCCCTCCAAACGCAAAAAGCCCCGGACGAATGATCCGGGGCACAAGAAGAACAGCTTACCTATTTACCTGTAAATGGCGGCGAGTGTCAAGACCGAAACATGAACATGCGCTGCTGGCCCCTGACGCGAAGGCAGCGCTTTTTTACGTAACCTTGGACCGAGATCGCGCAGCCTCTCCTCCGTCTTGCGGATCAATGCCTAGTATGTCCAAGTCGGTTGAACGCCATTGTCTAATGAGAGAATGAATCGGCATACCTGTCACCTATCGACGCTCTCTTGCCTCAATCCATTTTCTTTGGGTTGTTGATTGCAAGAAATAGCCGGAGAATGGGGAGAGGTCCTACTAAACCCCTCCAAGCTGAAGCGCATCGGAGACAGCAAGATGACGTTAGCTACCCCAATCCATGAATTGGCCAATTTATCAGATATCGCAACAATTATCGCCTCAATTATTGGCACAATCTCTCTTATTATCGCCGCGACCAGCATACGACTTCAATATAAATCATCAGAAAATCAGTTTAAACTAAATAATTTAATTGAATATACGAAAAGATATTCATCTATAATTGATAGAATGCCCGTAAATGTCTACGATTGGGATTTTGATGCATCTTCTATAGAAAATGAACATGAGAGGAATGAGCTAAAAAAAGCACTTTACCGTTATTTTGAACTCTCCTTTGAAGAGTGGGCACTTTGGAAAAATGGACGTATCGATAGCGACATTTGGGAAATATGGCGCGGAGGAATAGAAACTGCCATGAAACGCCCCGTGTTTCGCAACCATTGGGATGAGATGGAATTAAAGACAGAATTACCAAAAGATTTCAGAGATTTTATTCGGAGCCTATATAATAAAAATAAAATATAAAAAAGTTTAAGTTATTTACAATAATAGAACATAATGCCCGGAAAGGACAGCGCAGCACCCCTTCCAATCTGACGACATGGTGAAGTAGCAAGACAAATCTGGCCTATCCAGTCAAGAGGCAGCGCAGTTCCTTTGTGTGGCCCTGAGCATTTGGCACGCTTACAAGACAGGAAATCCGATTCCGGTATCTGTTGCGTTGGCCTGCCGTGCGGCGTTGCGTGGTCCAATTGTGTTACAGGACCACTATCGGCCTCGCAAAACAGGACGGCCACGCGCCGTCTCTTCGATAGCTGCAACCAAGAAATCTATAGTTGCGCTGAATCACCCCTCAAGCAGCTCTGCCATCACCCAAACGGGCAAAATAAGTTTATTTTGCTCAGGGGGGCCGTAATCAACAAATCCAATGTTTCTGTAAAACTGTGCCGTATCAGTATCAACAGCACACACAGTCATGCCGTAGCTCCCTGCCAATTTGGACACTTGGTATGCCCTCTGAACAGCATTCATAAGCAGGCCGCTGCCATACCTGTTCCTATGAAGGGGGCGGGAGACAGCGATATATACCAGCTGGACACTTAGGAAGAACGGCTCCTTCCAGTACGCCGCCTTCTCATTTTTCCTCAGATCGGCTGTAATGTCGGAATGGAGCCGCAGGGCATGAAATCCAACAATGCCGCCACTCACGAGCCGCCGCGCCACGGTCACTCTATGCGTGAACCTGCCATGGCTTTTGCTGGCATTCGCAGAGAACCACCCGTCGATCTCTGTCTGTCCGCAGGAAAAGTTACGGACATGCATGTCGCTCGCTAGATCGACGTATTCGATGGTCGCATCAAGACTCGTCACTGACTTGCTCGACCACCTGACGATAGCGATCCCGATCCTCTTGGTACTCTTGCCACATACGCCTCAGCTCCGGCGTCACACCGCCAGAGATCTTGTAAGCGTTTTTCGCCAGCTCATACCCGCTTCGGCCAGTGGCGCGCTTGATTTTTTTGCGCCCGGTCTTATTGCGAACCCCGACCTCGTCAGAAAATGCGGCTAAATCAACTCCGGTGTAGCGCATGATCTTGGCCTTGATCTTAACAGGGTAGCTGCTTGTAACCACATGTGCACCCTCATTGCTGAGGACCAGCTCAACACGCTGCCGCCCTTTGTGAGTCTTCTTGCGCACGCCCCTTATCGTTTCAACCTTAGCCATGATGCACCTCTATCATGGCGTAACTCATAGCATGACAGCCGCGTTGGGACAATTGCGGGCCGCAATTGCAGCCTGCCAATGCTCCCCTTCACAACTCACAAGGAAGCAGCGTGACCATATGGCTCCGCTCATGTATTCTCCCCGCATCTGGCGGGGAGGATGTTGTGGGACGGCTGCTTCGAAATTTTGTCTCGTTCGCGATAGGTCTGTCAGCCTCCAATGATAAAGACAGCGGAAGCCATGCCGCTCATCCAGACAATCAGACAGGCAGTGCCGGCGGCCAGTTCAAGGGCTCTACGCAGGGGGCTCATGCTGCTGCCCTCCTGTCGGCCTTGCCGTCGAAATTCCCATAGTTCCGGGCCATCACGTTGTGCAGGATGCGAGTCTGGCGTCGTGCGATCTCAATAAGCGCCGAGATGCGGTCAAGCCTGATGTTCCGACTGCCATCAGGGCGCACATAGTCCAGTTCCATCATCTCGTCGCTGATGGTCTCCATTAGAAAATAAAGGTCATATGTTTCGCCGATGATCTTGTCGGCAACGCCAATCGGCGGCTCGGGGATAAGATCTTCCTGTGACGCAGCAGCAGGTTTCGTGGTATTTGAGTTAGAAGCCATAGCGATCATCCTGTTGATCGGTTTCGGTGAGGGCCGATGCGGTGTTGGTAGCGCCGCTTCGGCCCGATGATTTTCGGGGTTTACTGGATTGAGGGGCGATCTTCGTCGGTGCGGCCGCCGCGGATCGGAAACAGGTTCATTTGCCCCTTCCGACCTTCGACGTACTGTCTGGCGAGCAGAAGCAGCCCGTTCTTCATGGCAATCGCGGCCTTGTCGGGGTCGAATAGCCGGACAGCGCGTCCGCCGATCTCAGCACGCCCGCCGCCGTCAATGAGGCACTGGCCCTCTGCAAGGCGGTTCCCGAGCCACGCCGCGCCGCCTTTCAGCTTCGGCAGGCGCGCGCCGTCCCATATCTGCCCAGCGGTCTTGCCGTAGCGGATCATCAGGTTGTGCTCCGCCAGCTTAGCGGCGACCATCTGGTCGATCAGGGTCGGCAGAACGACTTCCAACTGCTCCCGGATGACGACGCCGGTGCAGTTCTTGACAATGTTGCCAATGACCGATGCATCGTAGCGGGTGAGGCTCTGCTCGGCGTCAGCACGGCGACCTTCCATATGGGCGCGGACAACCTCATTGCACCAAACATGGAACTCAGGCGAAAGGTATTTCGCGTATGCGAGTGCGACGTGCCAGTGCGCCCACGTACCGGGGTTATTACCGCCCCTAACTACTTGAAAAATCCCATTGTGTGATTTTCCCACAATGGCGGAGACGTGGTCAATAAACTCGACAGATTGCGGCAGCCGTTGCCACTGAGCCGGTGCCTTCGCCGGATCGCTCCCCGCCGCCTTCCACATGTCGGTGAGCGACAGCGTTTCTCCGCGCGCATTGATCACCTCGCCGTTATAGACCAGAGGCGCTGGCGTGCTATATGTTCCATTACTCATTCGAGGCTCCATTCTAGCCTTGAGTGGTGGGATTGACGCCCGGCAAGGCGTCGGTTCTAGAAGCAGCGACGGGGCCGTGGTGGCCAAACTCATTGGCCCCGTCGCTGTCGAGCGCGTTTAGGTAGCGCTCTATCGCAAAGACAATCTCGGAATTCATGGCTCGGCGGTTCCTTTCTGCTGACGCCTTGATGCGCGCCCGCAGCCCATCCGGTAGCCTCACATTGAACTGGTCTGATCCGCGGTGGATCAATATCGCCTCCTGTTATCACCGTGATATTGTTAGCACCGTGCGAGGATTGACGTCAACAGATAGATAGCACAGTGATACGATTATTTCTGTGGAGGTCGCATGTCTGATAAACGTCCGGGAAGGGGTGCTGAGCAGTTTATGCTCCGGCTCCCTGATGGCATGCGAGACAGGATTCGCGCGGAGGCGGATAAGCATGGCCGCTCCATGAATGCTGAGATCATCGCCCGGCTCGAGGCAACGCTTGATGGCCCGCTTGCGCTCGTGACAGGACCGGGGAGCACCTCTGAAGCCGCGCGGGCGGCCGCTGAGTTGGCCCAATTTATTCAAAGCGAAGAAGCTCGCCCACTCGTGAACGCGCTACTCAGAAAAGTACGAGTTAATCGTGGTCAGCCCGAATCCGATAGCGAAACTCCGGACAAGATGGGCAGGGAATAAACTGAACGACATCGGCGAAATAAAGCCGACCACGCAATGCATTTGCGTGATGCAATCGTCGCAGAGAGCGTCGTATAAACAGGCGAGTACAAGTTGAGCTTGGAGATGCATCGTGGGCGAAAGCAAGCTTTATGTAAATCGTTTCGGGTTACGGATCTTTTTCATTTTATTCTGGCTGTTTGGGATTTTGTCTGCACCAGCCGGGATTTATATCTTGTGGAAAATCGCTTTTGAGGATGGCGTGGATGGCCTTCTCGAGGCTGGCGTGTTCTTGCTGGCGTGGATTGGGCTATCTCTAACCTTTGGGTTGGCTGCTATAATTTACAAAATGCCGTTGTATGTAGCGGCGCCCAGCCGGCCCCAGCCAAGAACAGCAACAGGAGATCTAGAAAGCGATATTAGCGGCAAAGGAGGTATTTGATCGCGGGCTGGGTTGTGAAGCGGTTGGCGCAAGTGGCGTTGGCTGTCATTATCACTTGTTCTGCTGCCGGAGCATCTGCCACCGCATGCATAGACGCTGGAGATCCAGGCCTTCATATTTTCAAGGGAACGCTACACGTCACCATACAGGGCGGCCCGGCTGATAAGAGCCCGTATACCTCGAACGATTCATACTCAGCTTATTTCTTGTCTGTCGATGAGCCGGTATGCCTAGCCGGCGATGATTTTGTGTCGCCTAAAGAACTCTTTCGAGACATCCAGCTAACAGTCGATGATGGCCCATCGGCGCAAACTATGCTCCAATCCAATGGGAAAACAGTCGCCGTCGCAACTTCAGAGGTCTATGGAGCTCACACTGCCCATCATCGCGCGCCACTCGTGGCTCACGTTGTTTCTATCATGGCGCTGAAATAAACAGCACATCCCTCACCGAACTGCACTTGCGAAATTCCGTACTATATTCTGATTGGTCCGCCCTTGAGTCTGTTCGACCAACCCGGCAACCTCTACCGGCCGGTCTGCACCATACACGTTGATGTTGGTGTTGCTGCTCAAATTGGCGTCAATAGATCTGTTTGCGATGGACGGATCATGCAACACGGGCCGGGCGTTCACCATGCTTTGCACGTTCTCGTTCGCGAGCTTGAAGGCGTCCGACTTCGCGAATATCACACGCACGCCTTTAGCGTGATCTTTCAGCCCTGCTTCTGCGGGGCTTTTTGTTGGGCGAATTATGCCTTGCCCTTCTTGGCGGAGTGATCAGCATCGTGTCGTGTAAACCAGTAAACCACCGCAGCGATCACCACAGCGCCAGCGGGGGCAATCAGGAGAAGCAGAAAGTCTGTCATGGCTCAAGCCTCCCTAAAAGGTGCCTCGCAAAGAAATGTAGGCCGAGACTGGCCGTAATGCAAATCACACTGATGAGTGTCACAGCGATGGAGCTTGCCGTTGCCGACCCGTTCCCGACTGAAACAGTCGGCGCAAGCGCCCCGATAGCAAACGTGGCGATGGCAATGCCGTTCAGATAGGTGCTTGTCAGCTTCGTCCGCTCGTTGTGGACCAGTGGGGCGACAATGCCCCTCGGCTCGGGAGCGTCACTCATTCGTCATTGCCCCCCAAAGCCGGCATTTCCACGCCATGTTCAGTGAAGCGGATGCCTTCAGCTTCAAGGGCTAGTTTTATAGCTTGAACGGTGGCCGGGATCGGCTCCCCCTGCCCATTCTCGAAGCGTGTGACAGTGCTAACGCCGACAGCGGCCTGTCGCGCGAGATCACGGATGCTCCAATCGAGGGCAGCTCGTGCCATCTTGCTTTGAGTAGGTGTAATCATGCGAGCATATTATATTCATGCGCCCCTTGACGCAATGGGCTTGGATGAATATATTATACCCAAGCGAGCACAAAAGTATCGCGAAGCGGCCCAGCGGGGAAGGTGGAAGCTCCCCGCGCCAGGCCTAACCGATCAAGCCTGTTGAGGAGGCTAGAATGGCTGTCCCAGTCCGTAGCACACGCGCGTCTGTAGTGCATCATGCACCCGCTCCCGACCCCGGCGCGCTGCCGGAGATTTACACAATCCGCATCCACTTCGATAAGCTGGAGCCGTACATGCGAGACGGCGAAATGCACGTTTTCAGCACGGTCGAGCCTTTCAAGAAGGGTGACATCGTCGGGCCGATCAAGATTGATCGACAGATGATGCCACGAGATTATCCAGTATCACGTTGAAAATAAACGTCATCAATATGAAGTTAACCGATACGATGCCAAAAAGACACGATAGCAACAAGCTCCCAAGATCAACAGAAAATATTCCCGCCGAATGCTGGCCGCTTATATCAGCGATGTACAAATACCCATTAACGTCTTTCCGCGAGACTATTGTATATATCATCACCATCGCAATGGAAGACAAAGACCAGAGCCCTCCCACGCGGAAATAATCTCTAAGAACATGTATCCCACGCCTGTTTTTCTGTACGACGCCGTACAAGTATCTTGCGTAGCCCGATCCAGATAACACGGCAACGGAGGTCATATAAAAGCCAAATGCGATTGACATGAATGTAACTATATTCTGAGAGATAGCCTCCGTCATTCCGGCTCTAAGCAAATAAGCCAGAATCGTTATGACCAGAAAGACAGAAAGAGCTAAGAGCTTTTGTGCGCTTCCCATCTAACCAATACCTAGCTTCGTCATCAAACCTAATCGCACCTGCTCAGGATCGTATGAGCCGTGCTCGTTGGGTCGTGCATTGATTTCAGTTTTCTGCACAAATTTATCGGTATTGAAAACCGCCTCGACCCCGCTGTCATCTATCCCAATGCACACGAGCTTTTCGGCCTGCATATCCTGCGTCCATTTTGACATAGCTTTAAGCTTTTCAATAAAACCCTCAGTTATAGAAGCCCGTCGAAACTTTGCCTCTAGGCTCAGGACTCATTGATTGAGATAGAATGTTACGGCTGCTGCGATGCATATGGCCGAAAAGAAGGTGTGGGCGCATCGGTCGTATCGTGTT